CGTTATGCCCGCTGGCTGTGTTGTAGCTGCCTGTGGTGTTGGAGAGGAGTGCGCTCACCCCGTTAGCCGTGTTGTTGGCGCCTGTGGTGTTAGCATTTAAAGCAAGCAAGCCCACTGCGGTGTTAGACGCTATTGCACCTGCACCTTTACCTACTCGCACGCCTGACAGGGTTGCGTCGGTTGTGGAGGAGATAGCTCCGGTTACTGCCAACGCCCCAGAGTTCACAGCAGCCAGCGTAGAGGTTCCTGATGCCGACAGCGTGGTAAATGCGCCAGATGATGCGGTAGAAGCACCTACGCTTGTGCCGTTGATGACACCGCCAGTAGCTGTAATAGAATTTACTGAGATATCTTCATTTGTACTTGATAGCTGAAAGTATCTCGTGTCGCCTAAAGCATACACGTTTACAGAATCAAACGTGTTATAAGCATAAACGTTTAACTCATCATTTGAGTTAGCACCAGTTGTAAGCGTAACAGAGGTACCACTCGTTGCAGTATAATCAGCATTATCCTCAAGGAAAATACCATTTAAAGTAACAATGATTGAACCAGACACATAAGTTAAAGTAGCTGTATTATCATCAACACCTGAAAAGGTTGTTTGACCTGAAGTTGCTGTGTAATTATAAACGGTTAAAATAGCTTGAGTAGCTGATGAAGCCGCTAACCATTGAGAGCCATCATATACAAACATTCCTGTTTCAGTAGTGTCATAATACAAAGCACCAGTAACAAGAGCATCACCATCATTATCCAATGTAGGTGCAGAAGACTTAGCACCTAAGTAACGATCATCAAAAGAATCTAAGGCGCTGGCAGCAGATGCAGCGCTAGATGCAGCGTTAGAAGCACTATTAGCAGATGCAGAAGCGCTGGTAGCCGCATTAGTGGCTGAAGTAGAGGCAGCGGAGGCACTAGAGGCAGCAGCGGTCGCACTGTTACCTGCATTGGTGTTAGAAGTTGCAGCGGCTGTAGCACTAGAGGCTGCATTGGTAGCCTGTGTAGTAGCTGTAGAAGCACTTGTAGCTGCGTTAGAGGCACTTGTAGACGCTGCTGATGCAGAGGTAGCGGCAGCAGTTGCAGAGTTCGCAGCGGCTGTCTGAGCTGTTTCAGCATTAGTCTCAGCCGTCTCAGCGGCTGTCTTAGCTGTAGCGGCTGCTGTAGCGCTTGTAGAGGCTCCTGACGCGCTTGTAGCTGCATTGGTGGCAGAGGTAGCGGCAGCAGTTGCGGAGCTTGCAGCGGCTGTCTGAGAGGATGAAGAAGCTGTAGCTGAGGTTGCTGAATTAGAGGCGGAAGAAGCAGAGTCTGTTGCGCTAGTAGCAGCAGAAGAAGCACTAGAGGCTGCATTAGTAGCCTGAGTAGTAGCCGTAGACACGCTAGAAGCGGCATTAGAAGCACTAGAGGCTGCGTTTGAGGCTAAAATAGCTGCATTAGTTTCAGCGGTTTCAGCGGCTGTCTGAGCCGTTTGTGCGCTAGAAGCACTAGATGCTGCATTAGTAGCGCTAGAGGCTGATGTAGTGGCGCTGTTGGCGCTGTTAGTCGCATTAGTAGCTGATGTAGTGGCGCTGTTAGAACTGTTAGTAGCTGAATTAGCTGATGCAGTTGCAGAGGTGGCTGCAGAAATTGCACTGTTAGCAGAATTACCTTCAGAAATAGAGGCAGCAGTAGCACTATTAGTAGAATTAGTTTCGCTATTAGAGGCAGCATTCTCAGATAATAAAGCAGCAGCAGCTGATTCTGTAGCTGAACTTACAGCCGAAGTTGCATTACTAGCTGAATTAACCTCGCTAATACTAGCATTGCTTTCACTTATACCCGCAGCAGTAGCACTAGCAGCGCTATCGGTAGCAGATTCAGCAGATAAAGCTGCCTGTAATGCTGCAGCATCCAAGATATCTTTAGCTTGGTTTGTGGAGGTAATTGAACTTGATGATCTCTCATCAAATGCTCCACCATCAGGGCTATCACTTGTGATGCCTGTTGTTTGATTATATGCCATTTATTTCTCCTTAGATGAGACCATTAGTACTTACAACTGTCCTAAGAACACCACCCTTGGCTCTGCGCATTTGCTCTGCTCTATTTAGGCTATCGATGTTTTCTTTGAATTTTCTTGCGTAACGAGATTCCATACCTTCATCAAAGAGATATGCCCCTACATTATACAATGCACCCCAGATCAGGAGTCTTTCATTACTGTCTCTTAACCAGTTAGAGGATTCTTTACCTATGTATTGTTTAGTTGTTACGTTAGACCCATCATTACCTAAACCTATATCGTAAAGAGATGCGGCATCATAGCTATCAAGGACTACTAAGGTACTTCCTGTACCTGCAAAATAAAGATTACTACCTCCGCTAGCAACTAATTCTAGGTATGGTTGCGCTTCATCAGTAGAGCTAATATAATAGTTAGCAGCAATAACTCTGTATGTTGCATTCAAATCTGGAAGTCTACGGTAGTAAGATATTTCTAATACATCATCAACTGAGAGTTGAGGTTGTATTTTTATTTTACCATCTAACCACATGTAGCTATAACCAGCATAATTTTCTGTATAGCTATCTAGAAATGATATGCTATTACTGACCTGACTAAATACTTCAGATTCGTAGCTTGATTGGCTATTTGAGGGTAATTTTCTGACATGAATAAATTCTGTCAAGTTGAAGGGTATTTCAATTTCAGTGATACGACTATCCGTTGAGTTGTTACCTGCCGTAACTGTGTACGTAACGGTACTCTCTAAAGGCGGGATACGTAGTTCCCTGTAACATTCATCAGCAGAATACTTTAGGCAATCTTCAATGACGCTATCAGGGATTGTAGCTACTTCTTTTTTGTTACTCCAGTCCCGTACCTTTGCTACGAGAGCGTCATATAGGGGTGTTGCCATAATAAATTCCTTATAATGTCTTAATATTGCTTGTCTTCAATGCAGGATAATCGCTATCAATGATTTGTTTTAACTTACGCATTTGCGCAGGATCACCCATAAAGTCGGGAGAGTGTACATCAATGCCGTATTTAGTTAAAATATCAATAGCTACGATATCAGGAATGATTGCAAAGGATCTATATGTCCTAGCGCCACTTGAGGCAGCATCTAATTCCCGTTGTTGTGTAGCATAATTTTTGTAAGCCTCAACGTCTTGTTCTAGCTTAAAGTTAATATCATCTGTTTTTACTTTAAAGCTATCTTTGTTATTGTCTTGTGATAGAAATCCCATGTGTCCTCTTTTACTTAATTAGAGTGTGCTACTGTAAAAGCACCGTCTTGAGCTAATTTACCAAGCTCGTATTTAGCATTAGCACCATTAAAGGCAGCTACTGTATCTGTTACGTATGTCATTGAAGTACCAACAATCTTACTGTATGATGCTGAAGTGACCTTACCTTTATTAACTACTACATTACCTACTAAAATAGGTGCAGCGATAGTAACAAAAGAAGTAGTGCCGGGGTAGTACGTGGCAGTACCGTTTGTTTGTGTAATCTTAAGATATTGCATTATTTTCTTTCTAATAAAAAAAAAGGGCAAGGTTTCCCTCACCCCTTTATAGGTTAATTACTGACCAGACAAACCGAAGATCAAGCCGCAACCCTTAGGATTACGACACTCGATTGTACCTTCTTCAACAATTTGACCGATGATAGAATCACCCAGCTGACCCAAGTCAACTTCTTGCATTGGACGCAAAGCAGCGTAGCTGAACCACATTGGGTCGTACAAGAATGCTGAGAAGTTAGCAGCGTTGTCCAAGCCAGTAATACCGGTGTTGGCAATACCCATAACGTAGTTAGGAACAACCATGATGTCACCGAAGTCAGACATGTAGATTTCAACTGACTGACGCAACTTACCGTCTGCATCAATGTTACGGCGAACGTTACCGTCACCAGCGCTAGAGGTAGCAGAGCCAGCGGCCTGTGCCTTAGCAGAAAACACGCGACGGTTAGCAGGAGACACCATCAGTTTAGAAGCCTTACCACCGTTTTCGTAGATGGCTTGCATCACGGTATCGATGTGTGACAGTTGCAAGCTGACTTTATCAGCAGAAGTAACGGTCGTAAAGGTACCAGCAATACCAGCGCCAGTGTTAGTAGGAGCAGTGTACTCACTACCAGTAGCTAACACGTTCAATGCAGTAGATGCATCATTAACCCAAGCTTGGTAGCCACCCATTTTACGGACGCCTGAGCCATTTGAGCTGTTCCAGCTGTTAACCATGTCGAATTCAACGTCACGGCGCAGCTCGGTACCACGCTTCTTGAGCTGGTATGCGTATTCGTCAGCAACACCAGCTTGGTCAACAGCACGCTTAGTACCGGTAACAGTAACAGTCTTGCTGTTAATCTGTGTGTAGTTGCCCAGACGGGTGCGGAAAGGCTCTGCGTCTTGTGCGCCATTCTGAGTAGCGTAAGATACGCCTTCAGCGACTGCAGAAGAGGATGGAGCAGCCAGCTCGTCAGTTTGCCATTCATGGAAAACTGCGGTAGCTTTTGTCTTACCGATTGAAGACATGAAAGGTGTCTCGTCACGGCTGATCATAGAAATAAAGTCAGCGAGGTCTTCACGCTCGCCAGCGTTTACAGACTTACCGGTAGCGGATGCGCTACGTGCAGCGGCTTTTGAGCCACCTGTTGCAAAATTAGTTGCGGCCATTTTAATGGTTTCCTTATAATGAGATTTTTAATCAAAGTTTTTTGCTCACTGAGGAAATACGTTTTAGAAAATCTAATTCGTCTTGATTCGAACCTTCACCTGACAGAACTTTAGATCTAGCGGTTATAGCGACTTGCTGTTCCTTTTGTGATTTAGGTGTTCCCTTTTTAGAGGGTACCGACTTCACAGTAGGAGCTGCTTTACGCTTAACTGCACCAGTATCTTTAGCTGTTTTTAACTTACGATAATCATTGATGAACTTAACAATTTGGGGATCATAGATAGAACCTAATAGTTCTTCTGAGATACCTTCTTTAACTGCAAACTCACGTATAGATTTAGCGACTTTATCTGAATAGTCTGGAACTAACGTATTGATACGTTCGTTATATGACTTTAGTAACTCTTGTCGTTGCGTCTCTACTTGAGCCTGGAATTGTTCGGCAATAGCCTTTGCTTGTCCTTCCCGCTTATTCCGGGATTTCCAGTACTTCTCTTGCACCGTTTCACGTTGTTCTTTAAGTTCTCTGGCAGAGTATGAGTCACCCTCATCCTTTGCTTTATCGATATCCTTACTTAACTTGTGATACTCTTCGGCAAGATTGGTTTCAGTAGCAGTTAATTCCTGTTGGATTATCTGCCCTAATTCAATAACTTCTTTAAGTTTTTCTGTCTTCTCTTGTTCGATCTGTTTTCTCAGTTCGCCTAGTTCACGCCCTTTTTGAGATAGATGCTTGTCAGTAGAATAACCCTTACGGACTTCTTCTAGGGTAAGGTATTCTGTTTTACCATCAATGGTTACAGGTACTTTATATTCCCAGTCAATATCTTCTTCGGTCGGCAAATCAGTATCTTGGGTAGACGTATCATCCTCAACTTCTTCTTCTTCCTCTGAATCTTTCGACTCTTCCTCTTCATCTAGGTCATCTTCAGCTTCCTCATCGGTCTCTTGGGGTGCTTCTTCTTCTTCTTCCGATGATTCATCTGGACTCGGGACGCTATTGTCTTCTTGTGGTAGAGACTCTTCTTTCAACCCCAACAGTTTTGCTGCTGGAGAATTCCGTAGAATGTCATCAAGACTCTTTGCTTCCAAGCCTACACTATTACTTCCGTCATCAAAACTCTCGCTCGAAATTTCCGAGGCAGGAGTGTTGGTAGAGAGTTGTTCTAGGTTCATAATTCTTTTACCTTTGTGTCTATTTATTCGGCTTCAAGGGCTTTGGCAGCTTTAGCTGCACGTACCTTAGCCATACGATCTACAGTAGCTGTAGTAACCTCTTTGACTTTAACCGTAGGTTTGTCAAGAGATTCAATTACCTCAATTGCCTTTGTTAATGTAACAAGGATTGGGGCATAGCTCTGTGCTCGTCCAGTTCCACCGTTTTGGCCACATATCGCTAACTCACGGATAATCTCTTGCTGTGCTCTCTTTAACACAGTTGTTGCTAAATCGTAATTACTCATTCTTGATCTTCCCCTTCTTGGGATTGTTTATTAATATACTGCATATTGTTACCGTACATTTCAATGCCGACTAACTTTTCTTTAACACTACCTAACGCCATAGCAGTATGGTATAGGTATTCACGTTCTTTACTGCAATGAGGTTCTGTCTTTAGCCAAGTAACAAAAAGATCTGCTAAGATCTCTGAGTATGCTTCTCCAAAGAATTGCTCACGTTCCTTATTTGCAAACTGGGATTTACCTAACGCTAATTGAGCATCACGGAAGGGTTCTACTTTGTATTCACCAGTCTCATGATTCATTTTAGGCTTCGTTCTCTGCTGGAAGCCGTCCCTATATTGATTCATTTATTTACTTTAATATGACCCACCCATACCTATTGGTAGAGGGGTGGATTTTGTTTTACATCATTGGTTGTTGTGGTTGCTGCTGTCCCATAGCTTCCGGTTGTGGTTTTGACTGGCTTTCATCAGCTTCAATCATTGATTTAGCAGTAGCTAATAACTCTTGAGCACTAGGCCTTGGTTCAAGGGTAACACCCTTCTCCGCAGCTTCGATAGTAAGTTTAGCCCACTCTTGATAACTCTTATCCAAAGCAACCATAAGTTGTTTAGTATTATCTTGCATAGCGTTCTTAGACTGTACATTAGTAAGTGCAATAGTAGCTTCCCGCTGGGCTGCATCTAATTGCTTTATCTTCTCTTCAAGTTGTTTAGCTACGTCACCTGATTGTTGTTCTGCTTCACGAGCTTTAACAGCTTGTTCCAAGAACTCAGGAGATGTGTAATCAACCAAGAAGTCTAACGGATCTACATCCATTGCTTCTAAAGTCTTAACGGCTAGTTTAGCTGCTGCGTCAGGGGCAACTACTGCACCAGCACCACTTGATTGTAAAGCAGGAATTAGCTGTTGACCAATCAGTGTCATCTTCTTAATAATATTACTATTGCTATTTTCACCAACATCGATATCGACATACATTAGCATGTTATCAGGTAACATACCCGGATCGATTGATTTATACATATCATTCTGATCAAAGAACTTTATTTCTTTACCACGAAGCTTAGTACGGAGTGCTTTGTAAACACCTTCAATTAACCGTTTAAATCCTGTCTCAGCATATCTACGTGCCATAAATTGGATACGTACTTGAGCTGCGGACATTGCCTTCTGCATCTTTTCTTCAGAGTTGCCAGAAACATAAAGAGTATCATTGAGGCCTTGAGCCGCTTTTGAGAGGCCTGTAGCCTGTTCTTTATGTAACTGGAGCATCTCTAAAAGAGGTACAGTACCGGTACTAATAGTATCCGGTGCCATGGCTGCTACGGCACCATTAGGGTTACCGTTAGTAGCAATAATTTGCTTAGGCTTCATATTCTGAAGCGCAGAGAAGTCTACTACGTTAGGATCTGCTAATTTAGGAGCATAGTTAGTAAGGTATACGTTCTCTACAAAGCCACGCATAATAGCGGTAGTTGCTAATGTAGATGGTCGAATCATATCTGCTACAGATAGACCGTAGAATTCGTGTGGAATCTCGAACGGACACAGTGTAGCTAATGGTACGAAGTCACAATCTTCTTCAAGAAGGACTGTTCCACCAGCAACAATAAAGTGTTTTAGTTCGGCAATACCATCACCATCACGATCAACCCGTAACCAACATTCGATAACATTTACTTGTCTGTTAGCTTCTGTATCAAATATTCCACTTGAATTACCCCCTTGCCAGTACTCTTCACCAGATAGACGTTTCCGAGCTGCTTGCTCTTCGGTGTACTTGGCAGACATATAAGTGCTGCCGTCTCCAATATCGTCCCATTCGATGTTCTCTGCAATATCGGGGTAAAACTTTCTAATTTCAGAACGAGTCATCTCAATCTGAATACCTACAAAATCAGCATCATCTAAAGACTTAGCGCCCCTAGAGATACGAAACGCTTCAGGATGAACGTTCTCAATCTTAATTCTTGTCTTGTCATGTTGCTTTTTAAGGCGAACATCTTTGTATACTATGTTGTATACAGAATTACCTCCCTCATCAGTGGCCAGCTCTTGATCGTAATTAAGAGTACCAATGATTTCGGTATCAGCATCAGACAAAAGAATATCTAAATTCTCTTGACTAATTGAATCATACTCTTCAAAAGTATATTCGTAATCTTCAATAAAGTCCCAGCGAACAATACTATTCTTCCATAACAAAGAGGATTTAACCCATGTGTTTAGGATCTCCCATCCAGGATTCTGCTTAAAGATAGTATAGTTAACTAGCTCTGAAGCCTTCCTAGCATTACTGTAATCAGTAGGCTTAGTGCCTGATGGAATAAACCTAGCTAGCTTATTGTTGTTAAACATAAGTTCAGCTAAGATAGCACTGTAACCCTCAATAGCTTCTACAGTATCTGAAGAAACAATTTGAGATACACCCTGAGGTGCAAGGTGCGCCATCGGCATCATACCGTATTCGTATGTAGCCTTCTGTCTTTCTCTTGCGAGGTCAGAACTATTAAGGAAGTCACCAACAGAGTTCATAACTCCTTGGTCGATCATCGCTTTAAGTTCGCTGTCGTCTACGGGTTCTTTATAACCCTGCGTACGTATAGCCATTGTAAACCTTTCTTGGTCATTCATTCAATCAAGCCAACAATGGCTGTTTATTAGGTGTAACTACTTTCTTCCATAACGAGTTACCAGCTATTGACACAAAGGGAAATCTTTTAAGTGTGTTACATCATCACTACCACTTCACCATCGAGCGTATTAAGAATAACCTCAGGCGCTGGTGTGCATATAATTTATGTATCAGCCATATCTTACTGACTCTAGACATGGTTCTTCTTTTATCTTATTTATTTTCTGGCGTTAAAATCCTTAGGAATCTTTTCACCAATCTTTTCTTTAGGATTAAGAATCTTAGGGGCACCCTGTGGTTTCAGGGCGCTTTTAAATTGATCTTTTTCTTTACCTGTTAAAGGTACATTCATTTGTGCCATATTATTTCTTTGGCTTTGGTGGTTTTTTATTCTGTGTCTTACGCATATTACGTACGGGTAATTCTCTCATTAGAATTGTCCTCTTCACTTTTTAGTTTTAGGTGGGGTGTGTGTCAGGATCTTACTTGCTGCCGTATGCTTTTCGCCCGTCATCAAGGTATTACCTTCTTTGTGTGTCTTACCAGTATGCACTTTACCATTTGGTAAGTAATGTGTTTTGTCTTTAGCCATATATATTTACCATTTAACCTTATCAGCCCAGTAAGCCGCAGATAGCGGCCCCTTGGCAATATTAGCAGCGTGTCGTGCCTTGAAGGATTCTCTTCTGTTTTTATCTGCATCAGACTCACCTTCAGATTTAGGAGATCCAGAGGTTCCCTGCTCACCAAACCTAATAGTCTTAATTGTATCATTACTTTTGGCAACAACTACATGACTCTTAGTAGGATGGTTGGGAGTTTTCTTAGGCTTATTATATCCTGATACTCCTGCTTTTGCTAGTCTAGAATCTTTTTCAGCCATATTATTTGCCCTTCTTAGCAGTCTTTGCAGACTCCTTAAAGCTTTTAGCGGTTGGGGCACCCTTGGTTCCAGGCTTACGCATCTTCTCTCCAGAGCCTTCAGCTATACGTTTACGTTTAGAATTAATATTGTCGTACAATCCTTGTTTAGTTGCCATAATAATTATACCTTATAACCAGTTAGTTTCTATTTGTTCAAAGCTACCCATCCTCTGAGAGAAGGGTACATTGTTGTTCTTTAGCTTATCACCATGTGTTCTGATAACTTCAAGAGCAATAGCTAGCGCAATAACGGTATCGTCATTATGACCAACAATAGCGTTAGTTCTGCCAGAGTCATCTGCCACATAATTCATCAGCTCCCCGATAATTATCCTTGAAGGGATCCAGATATCTTCGCTATCAATAGCGTTCTTCAAGAATCCGATAATAGCAGGTTTAGAAGATGAAGTAGTTCTCCATCCAATCCTATTACCTTCTTCCTTAGATACATTAGCTATCTTAGTCTGATAGTACATATTAACGTACTGCATCTGTGTTAGTCTGTTTAGGGTAGCAATACCCATAGAGTTCGACTCTACAGCTAACAAAGCATTGTTATAGTACCTACCTAGGTAAAACAAAAGATCACCAAACTTAGAGGGATCTATCATGTTGTTTTTGTATACAGCACATACTTCTCTGTTAGCATTAATAACTACAGCAGCAGAAGAATCCTTACCTACTCCCAAAGCTACATCAGCCCCAATAGCAAAAGAATCACCAAAGGTAGGATACTTAAATATCTCTATAGACCCTCTTTCGTTATCTTCCATCATATTAGAGTCGAAGTTAAACTCCTTAGCACCTAATATAGGTTGAGGTACTAGCTTAGAAAGCTTCTCAATATTAAATACACTAGCCCCTGAAACAATAAATGCCTCATCAGCTGTGGCGGGGTACTCTTGACGGAATTTATCTTCGCCACCCTCCGCTATCTTTAATCTTCTCCAGAATAGTTGATCATCATCTAAGTTAAACCTAGTGACTAATATTTCTTCTTTATCACTTCTCTTGAATTCTTCTGGGGCTTTTCTACGGTACTCTTCCATAAGAAACCAAGGAACAAAAATAGCAATATACTCATTCTCTCCTTTAACGGCACCTAACCATAACCTGTGAAAGGCATTACCTACTCCATTAGCAGTACTCTCTAAGATTACTTCTGTACCTTCAGCTTGTGAAATACCTTGGAACATACCAGCAAGAATCTTCTCATCATGAGTCCAAAAGGCAACCTCAGATAAGTGTGCAATAGTTGGCGTAGTTCCCCTTCCTGCCTCTGGCGAACCAGCAGTATACAATCTATAACCGGAATCATTATGTTCAAACATGATCTCCTTAGCATTAGACCTTTTAAATTTAGGTCTAAACTGCTCAGGCATATTATCAATAGTATTCCTGGACATACTAAACAAAGCATCTGAGGTGGCTGTATCATGAGCCATAACTACTGACTTGTTATATGCATTAAAATAACTCTTCCAAAAAACCCTTCCAGTAGCATAGGTACTTAAACCCATCTGTCTAGCTTTCAATATAATCGCTCTAACTCTACCTGTCTCTTGTAACTGTTTCTCTATCGCTTCATTAACAATATTCTGAGCACTGTTAAACAAGAATGGCTGAAAGCCCTGCGAAGAATCTTTTGGAAGTATTCTTATCTGCTCTTCTGCGAATAACTCAAAGTTATTCTTGTACCCAGCTAGCTTCTCTCTCCTCTTGAGTTCTCTCAGCGCTTCTAGCTTGTCTTTGTTGTTCATAAGTTTTGTGTCCTTAAATATAAAATATATATTTTCTATTAGGAACCGGCTAATCCTTATTATTACATATATAAAGGTAATATTTTGTATTAAGTTTATTTGAGTAAACCTATTATTTTTAAGTTTGGATGTTTTCGAGAGAGGTTTTAGGGGTACCCTTACTTTGATTTCTGGAGGTATAGAGTTTTAATATATAGAGTTTTAATAGAGAGTGTCTTAATAGAGAGTGTTTTAATAGAGAGTGTTGATGGAGAGTGTTTTAATAGAGAGTGTTGATGGAGAGTGTTTTAATAGAGAGTGTTGATGGGGAGTGTTGATGGGTATCTGTCTCTGTGTGTGAAAGAATCAAAGATGTGGTTTGGTATACCCCTTCTCTGTTTCGGTGTACCCCCCTTCCTTGT